CGATGATCTTCATTACCCGGTCGCTGCGGTCCAGGCAGATCACACGCATGGCGCTGGTGATGCCGGGCACGTAGCGCATGCGCACGCGGGCCGGGCGCTCGGCAATCCGCACGCCATCGGCCTGACTTTCGCCGCGGCTTGGCAGAACCTCCAAAACCGTCGCCCAGAACGTCCCGTAATTCGTCCATGCACCCGGCTGCGGCCCATAGTCGCCGTCTACCGTGCCTTGCTGCTCAATGCGGATTCGACGGTCCAGCGGCCCAAGGTCTGGCGTCACGAAAAGCTCCAGTCCTTGATTGTGTTCAAGAGCATGTCGCGGGCCGATTCCATGGCGCTTCGCTCGCCCGGTGTGAAGACGTTTCGCGGGTAGGTCAAACTGATTTGCATCAGCAGACCTTGGCGCACAGCCTTGGGCAAAACAGCGTATTCAGCCCCGGCGCCTGTGGCCGCGTAGCCGGTGACGTAACGAATGCGCACCGCGTCTGGAATGTCCTCTGTGCTGGGCCAATAGTTGCCGCTTGTAGGGGCTACAGTGCGCGATTCGCCGTAGGTGCTGAGGGCGTAGGCGCTGCCCGTAATCGTTTGCTCGGCTCCCGCTGTGTCGGTGTATTTGACGCTGGTGATGCTGGCCACTGGCGGCATGGGCAAGTCGATTCGATCATCATCACCGTCCGGGAATTCGTCCAGCGCCGCTTCTATCGTCTGCTCCGCAAGTGCGCGCCCGGTGTAATGCTCCGCGTACTGTCGGGCACCAGTGATCAGGGCGTCAATGATGGCGTCGTCTGGGTGCGATCCGCTCATGTCGTCCAGGCCCAGGTGCAGCTTCGCCTCAGCTCGCGTAATCGGCTCTGTTGCTACTGCGGTGATGATTTTTTTCATGTGAGCGTCCTATGCAAAAAGCCCTCCGAAGAGGGCTTTTCACGTAGTGGTCTGAGGGTCAGACCGGGGGGTTAGCTGTCGGTGCGATGGAAGGATTTCCAAGCAGCCAGACGCCTGCAAGGAAAATGTTTCCAGCGCCGTTGCCCGAAGGCGTGACGGTAACGCGCACGTAGCGTTTTCCGCCGATATAGCCGATCTTGCGAGTTTCGGCATCGTCGGCATAGGTGAAGCCCGCCAGCGCTTCTGTGCCAAGCAGTTGGGCATCAGCAACAGCGGCATTCGTCACGTTGAAAGCAGCCTCGTCGGCGTCTTCGACCAGCACGGAAAATGTGGCGTCGGCATCGGTATTTGTGCCGGTGACAATCACAAATTCGCACGAGCCATAACCGCGCGTGTCCACAATGGTCGAGACAATGGCGGTGTCGTCGGTCCGGGCCGCAACGGGGGCGATGCCTACGAGCGGGTGAATGTTGTTGTGAAGATCGTTGTTTTTCATGGTGTTTCCTTTCGGTGTTTGAGCGCCCCGGAGCTATGTCCGGGGCTTGGGTTTAGGTAGAGAACTTGAGGAACTTCACGGCCTCGAAGTTCACAGCGCCGCCGCCCGTGCGTTTGGTGCTGTAGAACACCACGTAAGGCTTGGCGGTGAACGGATCACGAAGCGTGCGAATGCCCATGCGGTCCACAATCGTGTAAGCCTCGGCAATGTCACCAAAGGCCAGCGACAGCGAGCCGGTAGCGATTGCAGGCACGTACTGATCGACACGGGCCGGGTAGCCCAGCAGGCGGTCAGGCTGGCCCATTTGCAGGCTTGGTTCCCACAAGTAGCGGTCGCTGGTGGCTTCCTTCATTTTGCGCAGAGCGGTGCGAACCTCACGACGCATCAACCAGGTTGCACGCTGCAAGTATTGGTCCTTGAACGCGCCCAGCAAGTCCTGCAATGGGTCGGCTTTTGTCGTGTGGAAGGCACCGTTAGCGCCAGTTACCACATGCTCAAATTGGCCCCAGGCGCGAGAATCGTCGCCGGTCGCTGCGGTCGTGTAGGAGAACAGGCCGCGAGGCTGGCCGGTGCCGGTGCCGGTGGTGAAACCAGTACCTTCGACGCGGGCGAACTTGTCAGCGACCTTGCCAGCGAGCCACGATTCCACGTTGACGGCTGCGTCGTCCAGAATGCGCTGGCTTGCCTTGGGCATGGCGTACATTTCGTGCGCCTGAATCTCGTACTTGCCCACTTGCGGCGTGGTGGTGTCGGAACGGGTTCCAAGCTCTGAAACCCAGCCAGCGTCGGCTTCATTGTTGTCCACCAGACCTTCGAGCTTGTCCGTGCTGATCGTCTGCACATTGGCAAGCTGGCGCATGGTGGATTGCTCGTAGAGCTTGGACACCATGCGGCCAACGGTCGAAGGTGGCAGCAGGTAGCCGCCATCGGGATCAGACCCGGCAGACATGGCCTTGCGTTCGTCGCTGCTCAAGTTGTCCAGGGGGGTGCCGGTCATCACCTTGAAGAAGGCGTTTTTGTATTCCGTGTACCCCTTTGCGTCAACTTCCGCAGGCACTGCGCGGCCCTTGGACTGGTAGTCAGTGCGGAGCATGATGTTGAAGCTCTTGACCTCTTGGTCGAGGGTTTCAGCGTCTTTGCGCTCGCCGTCCGTTTGGGGGCGGTTGGCCTTCTTTTGAAGGTCTTCCACAGCGGTCTTGATTTCGTCGAACTGGTCGCACGCTTTGGTCAGCGTTTCGATTTTCGCGGTCAGGTCGCCAACGGCCTTGCCGTCAGCCTTGGCCGATGCCAGTTCGGTGACGGTTTTTTGCAGCTCGTCATACGCCTTTTTGCGCTCTTCGAGCATGGTTGCAATTTCTTTGATTTCCATGATGTTTTCCTTTCGGGAATGAAAAAACCGCCTCTAGGGCGGCTGTTGCTTCGGGGGAGTTGAAACGGTGGCTTAGATGGCTGGGCAGCCTTTCAGCACTGCGGCCAGTTCGGCCAGAGACATATCGCCCTCCCCGGAATCACTCCGGCTGATGACGCTTTTGACGCGAGACACCAAAGCGGTGCTTTCGCTCTTCGAGAGGCCACAAACATCACGCAGGTGGCGCTCGATTTCGGACAGGCTGTCAAGCTCTTCGATGGTCTTGACGGCCGAGACGCGCGAGGCGTCATTCATGGGGAACGTGACCAGGGAAAGCTCCACCAGGTCAACTTTTTTCAGGGAGCGCACGCCGGTCACGCGGTCGTAGCTGTCGTCCCGGCTGCGGTAGCCGATGGACATGCCAGAGAGCGCGCCCATCTTCATCAGTTCGTAGGCTTCGGCGCCGCGGGCGGTCTTCAGCGCCAGCTGGCCCTTGACCTTCAGGCCCACGGCATCCTCTTCCATGCTGGTGTAAACGCCGATGGGCTCGGCCTGGCGGTGCTGCCATAGCATGGCGGGCAGGCGCCCTGCTGCTTTCTGGGCAGCCAGCGTCTCGGTGAATGCGCCGGGGACCACGATGTCGCCGCCCCTGTCGGTGATGTTGAAGATTGACCCGTAGCCCTCGAATGTGCCGGTGTCGCCGCTGGCTTTCAGTTCGCACTGAAAATCAAATGTCTTTGTCGTCATATCGTCCTTTCATGCCGCTGACGGCACTGGATTTGATCCTGCAAGCGGAGGCAGCTTTGCAGCTTCTCCACCGAATGGGTTTAGCTCGGTCAATGACCGCACTTCATCTTGTGTCATCCATGCGGGGGCACCGCCAGATCCAAGCGCACGCGAGAAGTATTCGCCCTGATCTTTCAGAGCACCGCGCAAAAGGCCAGCAGCGATGAATTTGAAGTAGTAGCCCTGCGCACGTTCGGCGGGGGTCAGCAGGTTGATGTCTGCGGATTGCTCAATCCTGGCGAACCACGGCCCGAGACCGTCTACAACGTGGTGAATGGCGAACTGTTCCGCGCTGGCGTAGGTCGCGGCCTTGTCGATAAAGCCCACTTTTGACGGCAACACGCCCATGAATCGGCAGATTTCAGCACCTTGATAGTTCCGGGTCTCCAAATGCTGTGCGTCAATCCCAGTCATTGAAGCACTGAGCCACTTTGCGCCACGGTCGAGGATCATCGGTGCGCCCGCGTTGTCAGACCCCGCCATTTCGGCCATGATCCATTTTTTCAGGTCGGCGTACTGCTGCGGGCTCAGGCTTCCATCAACCGAATACGTCCCCGAAGGCCGCACACCTTTGGCGTGCAGCTTGGAATGGCTGTCTTCCGTGGCAATGCTCAGGCCCAATGCTTCACGGGCTAATTGCATGATCTCGAGACCCATGAATCCGCTCCAGCTTGGCCCGCGAACATGCCAGATCGTGCTTTGGTCGAACATAACGACCTTGCCATCCTTGAGCGTGTATTTGTACACAGGGGCCTCGAACTCATTGGGGTGCATAACCTCCATGCGTCCGGGGTCCAGGATGATCAATTCGGCCACCTTGCCGCCGATGACAAGGCTTTTCCAGACGTAGGCGTTGCCCAGTCCGGCGTGAATTACCAGTTGCTCGCGGAATTCAAAGCTCGATTGCCACCCGTTGGGCTGTGTGGACACAAGGTCATAGTGCCGATGGCTGCGCGCCGGTTCAATGTTCTTCAATCCGCTCACGGTCGTTTCGCGGAACAGCTTAAACGGTACTTGCGCGCAGCCTTGCGACAACACGCGCAGGCAGGCGAACAACGTGGCCACCTTGAGGGCACTATCCAAGTTTATCGTAGGTCCGGCCTTAGAGGTGCGGCCCGCGCGAAGCATTTCGGCCCACACCGCTAGCGGGTCGGCGGCTTTG